TTGGTTATTGTATTCGGTGGTTATCCAGTTGGCGGTGAAGGCAGAAGCTCGTACACGAATCTCATCAAGGTCACCGTTATATTCGTCTGATGTCTGAATACCATCCCATGCGAGTCCAGTAAATACTTGCGATGCAATGTTAGCACTGGCTGGTGTACCAAAACTTGACGTGTTGCTGGCGTTTAACGAACCATTGAGATATAAGTAGGCATTTGCCCCATCACGGACAAAGTGAAATTGATTCCATGTAGTTGGAGAAGAGACAGTGCCGTCTGCATTTCGACCGTTTGTGCCATCATAAAACTGACTACTGATTGCTCCTGTTTCATTTAGAAGCACATACGTTCTATTACTACCTGTCGAGTTTCTGGTGGCGATAAGATTTCCTAGTGTGTTGAGTGTGCCAGACTTTTTGAACCAACCTTGCTGCGTGAAAGCTCCTGTACCGAAGTTGAATCCTGATGGTGCACTATTTGTTAACTCTTCATCATTAGCACGAGCGAAGGTTGCAGCCGTACCCATTTGCCCTGTACTAGAGGTGACGGTGTTCACGTCAGTCAAGTTATTCGCTCCAGCCTTTGAGTCGGTACGAGTCCCACTTGATTCATTGAGATGCCATACCGCAACGTAATCACTCCATACCGCATTGCGCCCATATGTATCAGTCACGGCGTAGTCACCACGTACTCCGTCATAGTCAATATAGATAGTCGTTGTACTCGTGAGGGATGGTATCTTGACGTGCATCTCTGAGACAGAGACAATCTCACGAGCCAGTTCAGTCGTCTTCCCGCTGTCTGAGTACACCCGAACTACTTAAAGCAATCTTAGAGAAAGAGTATCCACAATTTGAACTACCAGAAGGTGTTGTATCAAAGGATGGTAGAATAAAGGTAGAGGTGGACCGAGCTGGTAGTGGTGGAGGTTCGACCATGATTGTTGGAGAAGATGGAACAAGAATTAATCCTGCGACAGCTGACAATCAGGAAAAATTAATTGGTGTCTACGCAATCGTTCTTGATGATACATCAACTACAAATGTGACTTACATCGGAAAAGCAGCAATTGGAACTATTTCTTCTTCTGCATCATGGCAGATTAAAAAAATGGATGAAACAACTGGTCTTATTATAACCTGGGCAGACGGTGACTCAGCGTTTAATAATATATGGGATGACAGAATTAGCTTAACTTACTTATAATATGCAAAACGATTTACTCGCAATCAATGAAAAGTTTGACGCTAAAATTCAAGACCTAGAGGGTAAGCTTTCTGTTCTCAAAACAAACAAACAAAAACAGCGTGAGAAGGTCATGCGGTATTATGCTGCCCTAGATAAGAAGGCAGAAATAGATGCCATTATCAATGAAGGTAAGCCAGTAATATAGTATGGCGACTATCACGTCAGCAGCGAACGGAAACTGGTCGGCTGGAGCTAGTTGGGTTGGGGGAATAGCACCTGTTAATGGTGATAAAGTCTATATCGCTCATACTTCATCGGCAGCATCATCTTTCTCTACTAATACGACTGGATATGCGATAGGTACAACCGCCATTACTCTGACTGGTACAGTTTTAGCTGGCTCGTATGTGGTCGGTGAATCTGTAACCTTTTATGGCGACCCGAATTACTATCCGATTGCTGCATGGAACTCAGCCACAAAGGTTCTAACGATTGGCGGAGCTGGTTTAATTATCGCCATCCCAGCAGCGGCAACGAGAGTTACTAGTCGCGGTCACGTTATTACGGTAGACACAAACGCTATTGAGGGTGGTGATGATACAAGTACAGCTATTAACGTCACAGGAACTCTTAAATGGTCACGAACTGCCAACTCACAACTTACTGTGAATGGTGAACTTCTTTTCCTTACAAAAGGTACATTCGACATGGGGCAAAGTGCTGACCCAATCCCTGCGGCTTATACAGCTACACTTAAAGCCAATCGGTCAGCAGCTCTTGTTGATGGTAAGTGGGGAATAACCACACAAGATAATACAAGTATTTATATTTATGGTGCTGCTAAAACTACCAATACACTTTTGGTTTCTGATATTGCTGTGGCTGCTACTACCGCTAGAGTTACTGATGGTACAGGTTGGGCAGTTGGAGATAGAATTATCTTTGCTTCAACTAGTACAAGTGCTACCGCACAAGATGTAAAAACTATTGCTACAATCACACTTGTATCAGGAACAATCTATGATGTCACTTGGGTTGGTGGTAACACTTACGCACATACAGCTAATTGTCCTGTTGGTAACTTCACTAACAACTGCATAATTACTGTCTATAATACTGCCTATCGTTCGTACTTTGACGCTTTTTGGAATACCACTCAACCTGCCAGTAGTCGAGAAATTCGTTATCTAACCTTTGAGGAATTTGCCACCAACACATCTGGTGGAACCTTCCAAAAACAAGCGGCGTTTACACCAAGATGTTCTGCCAGTACGTCATTAGGAACAGCTTGGATTTCAATAGCTAACATTGCATGGTATCAAACAACGGCTGGACTAGGTTGTATTCAGTTCAGTAACAACAAATTGTCATTTGAAGTCACTGATACAGCGATGTATGGCGTGAATCTTGGTACAAGTATTCTCGGCTATGCTGGAGGTGTGGTCACACAACGTAGAGCTTATATTTATAGAACTCAATCTTGTATCACCTTTGGTTACTCAGAAGGTACACGCGACCATCGGTTTTATGACTGTTACTTCACTGGTTTTGCATCATCTGGTATTAACTTTAACGGGGGTATTGAACCAAAGTTTTATAACTGCTACTGGTTTGCAGGTGTTAACATGCTGGTGAATAGTACTTGCAACAGTCCATACTTTGAGGAGAACTATTTTGGCGCAGGGGGTCTAACCCCTGTAGGAGCTTCAATGTCTCAAGCACAACTTGTAATATCTGGTCTAGGTGGTCTTGGTTATTGTATTCGGTGGTTATCCAGTTGGCGGTGAAGGCAGAAGCTCGTACACGAATCTCATCAAGGTCACCGTTATATTCGTCTGATGTCTGAATACCATCCCATGCGAGTCCAGTA